GAAATCACCGCGCAGAATGGCGAGAACGCCACGTTCTCGGCGACATTCACCGGCGTGGGTGCTCTGACACGCGTGTCAGGATCCGCCGACAGCTATGACACAGGTGAGGCTAACGTACCAGGATGATGATGGAAGTTACAATCAAGGGCACGGCATACACCGTCAAGCCATCGCTGCGCGCGCTTTTCCTTTATGAGCGCATGAGCGGCAACAACGGCTTCGAGGTGCACACCTCTGAAGACAACTTCATGCTGTTGTACGCCAGCATCGCCGCCAACAACAAGGAGTGCGCACTCACTTATGACGACTTCATCGACGCGTGCGAGGATGACCCAAGCATCATCACCGCACTGACGGCTGGCATGGCCGACATGGCAGGCAAAATCGCCGCCAAGGGCAACGCCGCCAAGACCGCCGATTCAGCAAAAAAAAAGTCAGCGTTGAAGAAGTAATCTGCACGCTGATACTGCGTTGTGGCATGGAGCCGAGCTATGTGCTTGACTCCATGCCGCTGTATGAGGTAGACCTGCTGCTGTCACACGCCTACATGGTTGACCAATCAGCCGCCGAGCGCATGCGCATGGTGATGTGGGCGGCACTTGCGCCCAACAGCAAGAAGCAGCTCAAGCCAAGCGACATCATGCAATTTGACTGGGAGCGCAAGGCGGCACCACCGCAGATGCCGTCAGCGGAGGAATTTGAACGGCTTCAAGCCGAGGCTAAAGAAATGATGAAAAAAAATAAGATAGAATGGCCAACGAATTAAGATTTATTGAGACGCTGGATTCCAGCAACTTCGACAAGGGGGTTGCGCAGTCTTCGGCAGCTGTGCGCAAGATTGCCGAGGATGCCAACCTAGCGAGCAAGGGGCTGGCCGGCATGTTCGACAGCGACGCTTTCCGAGCAGCAGCGCAGAACTTCCAGGGTGTGGAGAAGGCGGTGCAACGCTTCACGGCGGCAATGCAGCGTGACCTGCCCATCAAGCAGGAGATGCGCGAGACACAGCTCGCGTCTCAAGAGCTTGAGCGTGCGTGGCGCGCGCTTTCAGCTGAGGAAAAGCGCACAGCTGCCGGCAGAGAATTGCGCGCCAAGATTGACGAGCTGATTGCGCGTGGCGGTGCCCTGCGCGACACCATGGGCGACGTGCAGGCTGCCATACGCTTCAACTCCAGCGACACCGCCTCACTAGACGCTGTGGTGGGCGGCATCCAGGCAATGACCGCCGCCGCGCAAGTCGGTGCAGGTGCCATGCAGCTGCTAGGCATGAGCCAGGAAGATGCGGCCAAGGTGCAAGCCGACCTCATGGCCATCATGAGCGTGGTCAATGGCTTGCAAGTTATTCAGAACTCGCTCACCCGCGAGAGTGCGCTCATGCAGGGCATCGTAGCGGTGCAAACGAAAGCCGCAGCGGTGGCCACATCGCTGAAAGCGGCCACCAGCAAAGCCGACACGATAGCGACCAAGGTGGCCACAGCGGCGCAGTGGGCGTGGAACGCCGCCATATCAGCCAACCCCATCGGTGCCCTCATCGTAGTGGTGGGTGCCGCCACCGCCGCCATCTATGCACTGACAAGGCAAGAGGATGAGGCGGCGAAGCAGCAGGAGGCACTTAGCGCAGAAATGCGCAACCAGTCATCCACGTTGGCAGACAACATCGTCAAGCTGCGCAACTTGCAGCTGCAATGGGAGCAGCTGACGAGCGACAGAGAGAAAGAGCAGTGGGTGCGAGACAACGAGAACGCCTTCCGCTCGCTGGGCGTTGAGGTACGCAACACCGCCGATGCCGAGAATGTGCTGGTGCGCAACACCGACACTTTTATCAAGGCGATGGAGCTGCGCGCCAAGGCCGCAGCGTATGCCGCGCTAGCGCAAAAGCAAATGCAAGATGCCATCGAGAAGCGGCAACAGGCGCAAGATCGCCGGAATAATCCTTCGGCCTGGGACGTATTTAAGTCGGGTTTCACCCCGTGGGGCAGGGGCGCGTATGACTACGCGGACCAAGCGGCAAGTGCGATGGAGAGTGCTGCCGATGCCGCCGAGAAAGCGGCAGAAGACAGCATCAAATCAATGGCTAATCTTGAGTCAGAGGCGTTCGGCATGATGAATCGTGTTGGGATGCACGCCAAGGCACTGCGCTCCACCACCGCCACCACACGTCGCACCACAGGCGGCAGGTCAACATCCACCACGCCGAAGGCGACTAAAGAGCCGACACCCGAAGGCTCGTGGGCGTGGTATGACGAGCAGATACAGATGCTTAACGACCTAGCCGCCAAGCAAGCCGACGTGGACAAGCGCAACAGGCTGCTCGCCAAGGCTGCGCGGCTGGAGAACGTAAAGCTCGCCAAGTTCGAGGGCGTGAAAGGCGGCGGGTGGCTGAAACAGTTGAATGAGCAGCTAAACGAGCAGCTGTCGAAAGTCAAAATCAAGATCCCGCCCATCAACCTCGACATCACCACACCCGAAGAGGAAGCGAATGAGAAGGCAAAGGCCATACTGGAGAAGACCAAGGGGCTGCGCACCGCAGCGCAGGCAGCGGCGAGCGCATTTCGGTCCATGGGCGATGCCATCGGCGGAAACGCCGGCAAGATGGTAAACGTGGCTGGCATGCTCGCACAGGCCATCGTCACGATGATCCAGGGCTACGCCACCGCAACGGCGCAGGCCGGGTTAATGGGGCCATGGAACTGGATAGCCTTCGGCCTCACCGGCCTCGGTCAGCTCATGGCGATGATTTCTGCGGTCAAGAGTGTGGGCACGTTTGCCAACGGCGGTTTCGTAGGCGGCAGCAGCTACAGCGGTGACCGCAACTTCATCCGCGTCAACAGCGGCGAGCTGGTGCTCAACACCGCACAGCAGGCGCGCCTGTGGAACGCCATCAACGGCGGCGGCAATGGCACCGGCGGGCTGGTGAACTTTAAAATCAGCGGCAGCAACCTGGTGGGCGTGCTGCGCAACTACAACAACAAAACAGCTAAAATACAGTGATATGCAGGGCGCATTTGAAGACATTAACGGGGTGTGGCACTGGGTGCGCATCAGCGGGAGCGGAAGCGATGAGGTACTGAAATTCGGCGCGTCGCCATTCGTGACGCAGATGGATGGCGGCGATGACACCATCTATAAGCCCGCAAAATATCAGGGAGCCACCATCGGACTCATCGCTTCGGGCAGTGACTACCTTTTCAACCTATACACCGGCAACCCGAAAGGGCTTAAAGTCACACTAACCAACGAAGAAGGCGATGTCGAGTGGGTTGGATACGTCACGCCGTCGCTCTACAATATCGGTTACGTGACCGCCGATGAGCCGCTGAGTGTCGACTGCATCGACGGCCTTAGTGTCCTTCAATATTACAAATACGAGCCAATAGGCGCATCCAGCGGCATCAAAGGTTTGCTCGACATCGTGACGCATTGCGTCAAGAAATGCGGATGTTACGCCAAGTTGGTCGTTGACCAGTCTACATGGATACCACACGCAAGCGGTGAGGCTCCAATCCTCGGCGGTGCCTACATCAGCGAGGACAACTTCATCGATCAAAGCGCACAGGATGATGACGAGGACGAGACAATGACTTACAAGGATGTGCTTGAAGCCATCTGCCGGTGGGCGTGCGTGACCGCTGTCGCCAAGGGTGACACCGTCTACCTCATCGACTACGACAGCGTAAAGATGGGCAATGTGCCGACGCTAACCGTCAACCTGACAACCGGCAGCAAGACAACCAGCACCAGGCAGACGGCACGCCACATCATCTACGGCGACACCTACGCCACCAGCGAGACATCGCTCAGTCTGGACAACGTCTACAACAAAGTGACCGTCAAGGACGAAGCCGATGACTACGACGCGATGCTTGTCGATGTGTGGGAAGATGCCGAGAACATCACGAAGACTGACCAGGGCATCATACGGCCTTACGAGTCTTTCCAGCGTGGCGAGTTCATCGACACCGGAAACGACAAGATGCTTGTGTTCGTCGGCCTTGTGTGGTCGCAAGATCAAGATGATGATGATCTGGAACGAGCAGTGGCGGCGAACGCTGTCGCCGTAAAATACTACAAATCGCCTTATTACAAGACGTACAAGTACCAAGGCAGTGGGGCGGCGGCAACTACACGCTACGACGATGCTAACAGCTACTACGACACGCGCATCGCTAATGGAGCGTGGATAGTGCGCGCATACGTTCACAAGCTTGAAAATCTCGGATATGTGAAGGAGTGGCTTGACGACAAGACATCGGATGCTGACGCCATTGATGCCGCGCTTGCCTACAATGATGTGTCGTCGCTCGACTTCGACGAGTACATCTTCATGACCAACAGCGGCACTCATGGCACGCCGCACATCAACAACGATGCTGCGGAGTCGCGGCCTTACCTCGAAACCGTCGCAGATGTCACCCGCTCGTCGCTGTTCGGCGGGGATAACGCATACCTGCTCATCGAGGGCGAGGTGATGTTCCATAACGACCCCGATACCATGTACCCGATACCAGTTGGAGAAATAGACATAACATTTGGCAAAACGGCTGTCAACAAGGCCAACGCCTACCTGCTGGCGAAGCTGACATGGGGTGAATGGTGCTGGACAGGTACAAAGTGGAGCAATTATGCTGAGGTCACATTCCAAATTCCACTTCTCAAGGAGAACAAGCGAGCCGACGACTTCTTCTTCAAGTCTAACCGCATCATCAACACCGTCACGTGGCGGCTGGGCACCGACAAGCGAGGCTACCTCATCCCCATGCCGGAGGGTGACGCGCTGGTGGCTGGAGCACCGCACCTCACGCTCTACAAGCCGATGGACTTCATGACCGTGTCCGGCAGTCAGACCACATTCATGGCTCTGAAAAACTTCAAAATCTCCCCCATCATCGCCGATCCGACATTCAGCGACGCTCTCGACACCGACACCATCTACTCCAACGTTATCAACAAGGACAACGCGCAGGAACTCGACGAGATCACGCTCGACGTGGTCACCTACGATGACAAGCACCCCACACACTCAGCGGTGGCGTGGCTGGATGGAAGCGAATACAAGTGGGTAGACCGCACCTACAACAGGGCGACAGCTCATGGCGAGATGGGCATCGTCAGGTATGACGGCACCGTGTGCGACGATGGGATGCTGCGACAGGAGGAGCACATCATCTACCGCCACACGAACCAGTACAGCTCACCGGCGAAGGTGCTGGAGCTGACGCTCAACACCGACAGCGACATGCGCGACATGTGGCGCGAGCGCAACCTCGACACCGACTTCATCATCGACGCGGTGGGCGTTGACTACCGCGCCCAGGAATACAAATACAAGCTCATAGAGAAGAAATGAGGATTATCAAGTACAACAGCAAGAAGGACACCGCCACCACGGTGGTCAACGAGTACGACACAGTGCTGCTCACGCAACGGCTGGAGAATGAGGTGCAGCGCGTGGCGGCAGCCACCGCTACCGACATCTCCATGACGGCCACGATCAACGCCGACGGCGAGTTAATCATGTCCACCGACATCTATGACGTGGCAGAAGATGGCGGCGAATTGTCGCCCGCATCGTCCGACAATTAACGCAAATAATTAAAATGATACGCATCAATTTTCAATCAGATTTCACGCTGCGCGTCACGCTGCGTGATGCGGCAGGCGAGCCGCTGGCGGTGCCTGCAAATCCGTGGTCGGTGCACATCACCGACACCGCCGGAACCTGCTGGAAGTGCGCCTACAATGGCGCGGGTGGCTATGAGGATTGCGCCGTAGATGACGGCGTGATCGTGTGCTACGTCAACAATCCCGGCTTCGTTCCTGGAGTGCTGGCGGTGACGTTCTGCAACGACATCCCTAACGAGGCTTTCGCCGACCGCGTCGAGAACCAGGTTACCCCAGCCACGGCATCCATCATGCTGTGGAATGGCCCGACAGAGGGCGGCGATGCCGTTGATGTCGGCATGCTGCTGAGCGTCATCGCACCGCGTGTGATAGATGCCGACGTGGACATCGCCGGCGACTTGCAACTAACCTTCAACACATAAGATTATGGCAACGACAATAAATGCAGGACGCGTGGCGATGGTGCCGCGCGGAGAATACAGCGCAACGACCGCTTACAAGCGGCTAGATGTGGTTACGTACAACGGCAGCGGATGGCTCTGCAAGGCCGACACCACCGGCAACGCTCCAGCCGACGGCAGCACCTACTGGCAACTGCTCGCCTCGAAGGGCGACCCCGGCAGCGGCGGTGCGCAATCGATGAAGACGGTCAACGGCATTTCGCTGGTCGGCGAAGGCGACGTGAAGACCACCATTGACGTGGCTTTCGTGCGCTCTAGCGGGAGCTGGTACGCCGAAGATTATGAGTACAGCGATGTGCTGGCGATGCTGCAAGCTGGTGTGGAGATACGCCCCATTATCAACGATGGCGGCTTCTCATTCATCGGCTGGCTGTCGGAGTGGCATGCAGGGATGGTGCGCTTCGCGTTCCTGCTGCCCGAACAGGGCGACAATCAGCCGTGGCAGATACACGACAACGTCATCATGGTGCTGGAATTGACCGACGGCAACGGCAACAACGCAAGGGTTCGCTACGATAAGCGCATTGTAGACATCACCGCGCTGGTGGATGGCTTGGCGGGGAAGGCTGACAAGCGCAAGGTGTCATTCGTGACCTACACCGCCGACATCGTGATCGATAATATCGGCGACGTGCAACCAATTGACCTAGAGGCTAAGCTCAACGCTTATTACCCGACATGGCGAGTTACTGACTATGAGGCTGTTAATACGATAGCAGGAGCTTGGCAAGTCGGTACAATCGCAGGCGTACAGATGAGTGCTGCAATGCTGAGTGCGTTGGAAGCTGCTTTTACAGATTTTGAAGTTGAAGACCAAATGAGTGCAAATGTGTCGGGGGCAGTTATAACATCGCAGGAGCTCGCCGCCAACATCTACCTGCTCTACCTGCGCACGGACGCTGTTGCGCCAACGCTGCCAGCGAATTATGATGCGGCTGACGAGTTCGTGTTTTCGTTCACCTGCTTGACGGATAACTGCGTTCTGACGCTGCCGAGTGGTGTGCAGATGGCTGACGGCTTTGACTTTGAGAGCGACCGCAAGGCTGGTGCGAAGTTCCAGGTGTCTATCATGGACGGCATTGCTGGGTATCTTTGTTTAACGAATAATAATAGTTGATTATGAGTAGTTTAAGGAGAGCGATGATGAGAGCGAGCAGACATAGTGGTGGCGGCGAACTTCCGAGCGGTTACACACAATATGATTGGGTGCAGTCAGACTTGACGATGGCAACGCCTAAAATAAACACGATGTTGATTATGGAATTCCCATATAGTACACATCAAAAGCGATATAGAGTTGAGGGAAAGTTCGCTAATTGTGGAGATGCCCCAAATAGTTGGGACAGATATGTCATATTCGCAAGCTCAATAAATAATTACGAAGGTGGCTTAGCCTTGTTAAGAGACGAGAACAAGCCCAGGCAGGTGCAGTTCTGTTACAACAACAATGTAGGTAAACGTACAGCAGTGCCTGCCACCATTAATTATGGGGAGTGGCATGACTTCATTCTCACACATAAAGATGTTGATGAATTTGGTGGCATAATAATTGTTGATAATGTTAGCACGCCATCAAATCAATCAGGGAACATCTCCACAACAAGCAACCTGATGATATTAGGGATAGGCAACTCCTATGCCTATCCGTGCCGATTGGCAAGGCTGAAGGTGTTTGAATATGACGTTCTGATTGCAGACCTTGTGCCAGCAATGAGGGATGCTGACGGCGTTGTTGGCTTCTATGATGTGGTGCGCAAGATGTTCTGCGAGCCTAGCATTGAGGGCGTGCAACTGCTGTGCGGCAATGGATTTGAAAATTTTAATACTTAATAAAAATGAGATATAATTACAACTACAGGAACGAGAGTGGCGAGTATGCGCCCAAGGTGCTGCTCGTTGACGGCTGCGAAGTGCATGGCGCATCGGCAGCGATGTATGCGGCTCAGGGGTACTACCCCTACACACCGCCCGAACCAACGGCAGAAGAAGTGGCAGAGCAGCAGAGGCTGGCTCGCATTGACGAGCTGCGCACGTTGCTGGCCGAGAGCGACTACAAGGCCTTCAAGTATGCCGAGGGGTGGATTACCGCCGAAGATTATGCCGAGGTGAAGGCGCAGCGGCAAGCGTGGCGGGATGAGATTAACGAGCTGGAGGCGCAATAAAAAATGAAACAAAATACAAAAGATTGGATCCAGTACACCAGCGCGATGGTGATGCTGGCGAGTGCGATAGTGCTGGCGTTGTGGTCGTTTTATGCCATCAACGAGGTGCATAGCACGGTGCTGACGTATGTGGGCGAGGCGATAGCGTTCGTGGCAGCGGTATTTGGGCTTGCCTTATATGCCAAAAATGAAATTAAGCGCGAGATGAGCCGCTGGTCGCAAGACGGTGGCAAGGCCGTAAGAAAGGAGGTGGAAGGCAATGAGGATGACACTTGTGCGTAGTGCTCTGCGGCCGCAGTACACGATAGGACACCTGTACCTTGACGGCGAGTACTTCTGTGACACGATAGAGGACAAGGATAGGGGCCTTGCGAAGACGATGCCCCTGGATGAGATTCGCAAGATAAAGGTCAAGAGCGAGACGGCTATCCCGCTGGGGACGTACAAGGTGACGATGGCCATCACATCGCCTAAGTTCTCGATGAAGGAGAGTTACCAGTGGTGCAAGGGTCGGCTGCCGCGTTTGCTTGGTGTACCCGGCTTCGACGGCATTTTGATGCACGCAGGAAGGACGCAGAACAGCAGTGCCGGTTGCATCATCGTTGGTAGGAACACGGTGGTTGGCCAGGTGACGGACAGCATGGCCACGTGCCGGAAGTTGTGGCAACGGCTGGAGGACGCTTATGTGAGAGGTGAGGGCATAGAAATTCAAATTAGAAGGAAGTGACGAAATGATTAAAGATTGGCGAGGTAATGCTCATTCGGTGTATGTGACCCTTGGCGCAAGCAACCACGGCAAGAAGGAGCGTGTGTCGCATGACTACTATGCCACAGATCCCAGCGCAATAGACGCACTGGTAAAGTGTTTCCCGTTGCCTGCGGTGGTGTGCGAGCCAGCGTGCGGGGAGGGGCACCTGTCACGCCGCATGGAGCAGCTTGGCGCAAAGGTGTATAGCAGCGACATCGTTGACCGAGGGTTCGGCGATGTAATTGACTTTTTCGATGTTGAGAGGTTGCCAGCTGGCTGCGAGGCAATAATCACTAACCCGCCATATATACACGCCGAGCGATTCGTAGAGCACTCGCTCGACTTGTTGCCAGTGGGGGGGATGTGCGCCATGTTCCTGCGCACGGCATTCCTGGAGGGGCAGCGCAGGTGGGAGCGCATCTACAGCGTCACCCCGCCGATGTGTGTATGCCAGTTCATCAAACGTCAGAAATGTGGCATTAATGGCGTGTTCGGCAAGGCATCTGCGATGGCTTTCTCCTGGTTTGTGTGGGTTAAGGGATGGAGCGGCGAAACTACAATTAAATGGATATGAAAGGGCAGATAAAAGGGATGATAGCAGGGGTTGTTTTATCGGCCCTTTGCGGGTGTGCACCGAGGGTGGTGACGCAGGAGGTGCCGGTGATGGTGGAGCACACGACCACGCAGCACCACACCGACATCGTGCGCGACACGCTGGTGATGCGTGACTCGGTGTATCATTATGTGCAGGGTGACACCTGCATCATAGAGCGTTGGCATCATGTTACTAACGTCAATAAGATGATGGTGACGGACACCATCAGAGACACGGTGCCGCAGGTGGTGACGGTGACACGCAGTGAGGTGCATGAGGTTAACGTGCTGCGGTGGTGGCAGGAGTTGCTGATGTGGCTTGGCGGCGCACTGAGCATCGGTATCGCAGCAATGGTGGCGTGGGCGATGTGGCGAGTGCGGCACTAGCGCGGTACATTTCGGCAAATTCAAATTAATCGCTACTGACAATCAGCGTATTAATTATACAACATGTTCCCAACGGAATCACTTGGCAGGTCGGGTGGCCTGCTTTTTTTGTGTCTGATTGACAGCCCCTTAGTTGGTTTGCGTGCTGATTGGCAGCGGGATTGCTGGCGGTGGTGCTGTAATGCTTTGTTTTACATTTTATTTGTTTATTCACCAAAAACGCGGTACCTTTGCGGCACCTATAATTAACTGTGTACCGCGATGGAGAGATACCCAACAATTAACTTAAGATTTGACCGCCGCCATGTGGCGACGAAGACGCACCCAGGCACCGTCGAGGTGCTGGTGAGCTACCAGCGCGCGAAGTTGTATGTGCCCACTGGTGTGCGAGTTCCTGCCGCCCAGTGGAAGGGCGAGCGCGTGGTGGCGCATCCGCAAGCCACCACCCTCAACAAGCAGGTGGCCGACACGCTTGCACGTGTAAGCTCCGCAGTGTCGCAGCTGTGGAACGGCGGCACGTTCTCGCTGGCGGCCTTGCGGGCCGCGCTGTCGCAGCGCAAGGACGGCGGCGACCCCATCGCCTGGATCACCGAGCGCATTGAAGAGCACCCGGTGAGCGAAGGCACCCGCAAGCATCACCGCTCATTGCCGAAGTCGCTGGCGGCGTTCGGCAGGATTCACAGCTGGGCAGACTTCACGCCCACCACCATCGCCGCCTACGACGCGTGGCTGCGCTCCCGCTACGACAACATCGGCACCGTGCGCAACTACCACAAGCGGCTCAAGGTGTACCTGGCCATCGCCCGGCGTGATGGGGTGCTTAGTCGTGACCCTTACGACGGCTTCAAGGTTGAGCGGCCACGGGCGATCATGCGCCGCTATCTCACCGACGAGCAGCGCGACGAGCTGGAGCGGCGACAGCTGAGTGGTGCGCTGGCGCACGCCCGCGACCTGTTCATGTGGCAATGCTGGACCGGCATGGCTTACGCCGACATGGCGGCGTTCGACGCGAAGCGTGACCTCGTCGATGAGGACGGGGCGACGTTCATCATCGGCAGCCGCCGCAAGACGGGCACACACTTCAAGGTGATGCTGCTGGGCAAGGCGCGGGCCATTTTGGAGCGTTACGGCGGCACGCTTCCGCTGATGACGAACCAAAAGTACAACTATTTTCTAAAGATCGCCGCCGCCGGCATCCGTGACGACATCACCAGCCACATGGGGCGGCACACGTTCGCCACGTGGGCACTGCGCAATGATGTGCCCATCGAGGTGATCAGCGCGATGCTGGCACACTCCGACATCGGCGTGACGCAAATTTATGCCGAGCAGCAGCAGGCACACGTCAACGAACAATACCGACGGCTCGACAAGCTGGCGAATGTAAACAAAAGTGAAAAAACAGCCAAATAAATACTGCAATATTAATTAATGTAAATATTAGACGTTTTATTATCGTAATATTTGGTG